AATCACTCCAATATAATCTACAGTAACAAGACTGATGCTCTCCTATTCAAAACAGGCCAAACCACAAGCTATCATGCTGGCGACGATGGTGATCTGGAGCTTGGGATAGCCCACGATTACACAGTCCTCACCACTGGGCGGTATGCTGGAAGCATAAATGTAACAATAAATTCAAAAACCTATGCTTTTCCTAATGCTTGCGTCAAAGACAACCGAACAGGCTTAATGTGGGCACGAACTGTTCCACAATCTGACATAGGCCCTGCTGAAGATGGCAGGCTATTTTGGGAACAATATACATTAGACGATGAAACCTGCACTTGCAATGCCACGAATAAGACAATTACCGCAGATGACGGAACACCTTTCGACACAGGTGCGCTTTGTGTTGGCCGGATATTTACCATAACCGGGAGTGGTGCTGGGAACAATGGAACCTACACTGTAGCAAGCATTACTTCTTCAGTGATCACTGTTGAAGAATCACTCAATGATGAAGCAAGTGTTGCTCTTGATTTCGCTACGGTTGGTGACCTCATCTGGGATCTTGTTGATGAGGCTAATGCTAATGAGTTAGCTGGGTATAGTGATTGGAGGGTGCCGAATCTAATAGAATTGTATAGTCTTGAAGACATAGAAGAGAGCCCCAGGACAATAGACACAGTAGCATTTCCTTCAACACCAGATTTTCTTTATTGGACTTCCTCTACCTCCACCATACTTGAAAGAGCATGGAATGTATCTTTTTCTTCGGCAGACATATACAGAAGTTACAAATTTAGTTATAAAGCCCCTGTCCGTTTAGTACGAAATTAAGGAGTTCAAAATGAAAATATTAATCTCAATATTCATCATTCTTTTACTCACCACAACCTCTTGGGCCACAGACCTGAAGCAGGCAACTTTGGAACAGCTTGTTGCGGAACGTCCTGATCTTGTGGCAGACATTAAGGCTGGTAAGGATGAAAGAGGCTCAACTGTCTCCATTGTAAAGGATGCTCAAGGTAGAATGAGTATCTGGACTGAAGAGACAAGGGACATAAAAGGGAACCTCATCTCAAAGCGTATAGACAGGTATAGCTATTATTCCACAGGGAGTGTTAATGAAATTATCCAAGAGAAATACAAGGGCAAAAAACTAACCTCAAAACGAAAAATCAAGCATTACCGAAATGGAGCGCAGCCAGTTGTAAAGATTGAGGCTGTTGAGACTCCGATAAAGAATGGAATAGATATCAAATAACAGATGGATTAATTGCAAGTGGAGATCCAAGAGAGAAGATGATATGCCTGTTCATCAAGACACAGAGCCGGAAGATATTGAGATTGCTTTTGTAACAGCACTCAATGTCCTGGTCAAAAAATACGGCTGCAAACTTGTTGATTGTAGCTTCGAGACCAGGTATCTTGAGGTAGACTGCCCCGATGATGCAGATCGGGTTCAGTTGGCTCAAGAGATAGATAGGGTATTTTCACAGTGGAGGGATGAAGATGAGTAAGGAAAAATATTTGGGAATTTTAGGGCTGGTCAATGCCCTGAGAAGCGTTAGAGAAGAGGTTGCAAAAGCTACTGCAGATGGGCACATAGATCGTAAAGAAGCTCTTCAGATCTTCACAGACTTGTCTGTGGCCTTGATTCATGAAGGCTTGCAGATAGCCTCTGGAATTGCTCAAAGCAAAATGGATAAATAAAGGAAAATACCTTGAATATAGAAGAAACTGTATATCCAGTTGGAGCAGATAATCCTGTTTTACAGAAGCTAACTACTTGGCTAAATGAAGCTGAAAGGTCCATTCCTGAGTCTAAGTGGCGAGAGGTAGCTGAAGAGGATTATGCTTTCTATGCAGGAGAGCAGGATAGTAGAGAGGTTCTTGCTCTCCTAAAAGCTCAAAGAAGGCCTAATACTGTATATAATGAAATAAAGCCTAAGATAGATAAGCTTGTTGGCCTGGCTGATCAAGTTAGGAGAGTTCCTTATGTCCTTCCAGTAGGAAGGGAAGATGAAGCCTTGACGGAGCTTATGAATGGATGTATAAAGCATTTTAGGTATACCTTAAAGCTATCTGATAAAGAGATGGATTGCTTTGAGCATACTGTCAAGAGTGGAAGGTCTTTTTTATACTTTTATATAGACAATTCTAATCCCTTTGAGCCAGAGATAAAGGCTACCAGACTACCTGGAAGAGATGTTCTTGTAGATCCTAACAGTATAGCCTATGATCTTGATGAAGATGCCAGGTTTGTTTTTATAAGTAGATGGTTCAAGGAGGAAGATATAGTTGCATTTTGGCCAGAGTTTAAGGATGCAACCTCTGCAATGGTGCAGGGAAGCATGGGCTTATATGTGCCAAGTTTCTTTGATGAGAGCAAGGAACTGTTTAGGTTAATTGAGGCTTATTATAAGGTTCCTGAGAGAGTTGTTTGGTTTATAAATCCAGTTACAGGGAAGCCGGAATACTTAACAAGGCCTGGTTGGCAGAAGTTTAAGAAAGCCATTAAGGAAGGATTAAGGCTTCCTGATGGGAGGGTTATTAATGAAGTTCCTGAGGCAGTGGAGACTGTTAAGAAATTCATGCATTATGCTATTTTCTCAGGTGGAATTCTTTTAGAAAGTGGTTTATCTAAGTATAAACATGAAGGATTTCCTATAGTACAATATGGGGCTTATAAGAATGAGGATGAAAACAGATGGTTCGGAGCTATTACTATGCAAAAAGATCCTCAGAGGGCTCTTAATACTATGAGAAGACAGTTAGTACATTTGCTCCAGACTGCTCCGAAAGGGATCTTGATGCATGAAGTGAATGCAATTCTTAACATAGACGAATATGATAAGCACTCTTCTGAGCCTAATTTTAGGTTAGAGCTTGAGAGAGGAGGACTTGAAAGGGTAAAGTTCTCAGAGCAGCCAAGGATAAGTAATATATATGCCATTCTTGATGGAGTCTTCCAGCAAAGTATGAAGGATGTAAGTGGAATACAAGATCCACTTATGGGCAAGCAAACATCTTCCAGGGAGCCTGGGGTTACTGCGAGGTTGAGACTTGAGTCTAATATAGCTGTTTTATATATCCTATTGAGGAACTTTAGAGCGAGCAGAATAGCTGGAACACAGAAGATGCTTTCTCTTATCCAGCAATATGTTACCATGCCAAGGTTAATAAGGATTGAAGGGCCTGAAGGTGAAAGATTAGTTGAAATAAACACACAACTTAATCCGCAAGGACCAGGGTTTAATGATGTAAGTGCTGGCAAGTTTGACGTAGTCATTGATGAAGCGGCTGAAAATCTCACAATGAAACAAGAGATTGCCAGTAGACTTATAGAAATTATCCATAATGATCCAGGCATTATTCCACCAGAGGTTATCTTGGAATACCTGGATCTACCAATGTCTGTTAAGATAAAGGTGCAAAAGTATAATGAAGAAAGAATTAGGAGGGAAGAAGAGTTTAGGAGAAAGGAGCTTGAAGCTAAGACCTCCGTGTCAATGCAGCGAAAAGAGAAAAACGCTGTACAGGAGAAGGAGGGAAAGGAAGGTAAAGGAAAAGGAACTTAAAGGTCTCTTTGAAGTTCTTAGAAAGAGACATGGTGAATTATCAAAAATATATTCTTAAAGGAGAAAGAGAATGGAAGATTTAAACAGGTCGCAAGAGGAAGGCTTGGAGCCTCTTGAGGACGGAGATCCTGAAAATGAGGGTCAAGATGAGGGCCAAGGCCAAGATGAAGGCAAAGACAAGGGTGAAGAAGGTTCCGAGGATGCTGGTAAAAAAGAAGAGGAAAAGGAACCTGGATTAGAAGAGCAACTTGCAGCCAGGGATGCTGAAATCCAAGAGCTCAGGCAGTTGTTGAGAGAAAACAAGCGTGTCATGGATGAGCTAAGTAGTAGGGTAGAGGGCTCCGAAAAGATCCTTGACAAGGCTGGGATTCTGTCTGAGGAAGATAAAAAGGCGCAGAAAGAGCAAGATGCCCTTGTGAAGCAAAGAGAAAAGGAACTGGATACAGTCCTTGAAATGATGAGACTTAATCCTAAATATGAGGACGTGGATTCTGTTGTATCTCAAAGTAATTTTGATGATATGATAGAAGCTATGGCCAAGGATTATGCTGAGAAAAATGGAGTCAGTATAAGAGAAGCCTCTGCAGATGTAGAGGCTTGGGTATGGTCATTAACGAATCCTTATAGGTATATGTATGATCTTATAAAGAAACATCATCCTTCTTTTCAGAATGCTGAGGGAGGTAAGAAGAAGAAAGCCGCTGATGCTCCAGCGAGCCTGCAGAATCTCGATGGAGGCGCTGGAGGTGGAGATGTTGGCTGGACGGCTTCTAAGATAGACAATCTTCCAGAAGAAGAGTTGTCTAAAGTTCCCAGGGAGATCTACAGCAAATACCTTGCGGGAGAATTGAAGTAGGTTAGGAGTACTTAGATGGAGACAAAATTTCTAACAAATGATCCTTTAACAAGGAAACGATGGGCAAGAGAGCTATTCTCTCTTCTGCTTCCGTCTACTGAAATAGCCTATCTTATAGGGAAGAGTCCAGATAGCATAGTTCAGACGAGGACGGAGCTCGGAAAGGGAGATGGCGATCAGATAACCTTTGGTATTAGGCTTCCGTTGACTGGTGAGGGTATAGTCGGCAGGGATACAGTAGAAGGAAATGAAGAGGAACTTCTGTTTCGTGACTTTAAGGTTACAGTAGAAGAACTTAACCATGCTGTATCTACTGGCGGTAGAATGGATCAGCAGAGGATTCCTTATAATCTTATGCAGGAAGGTAAGGATGCCTTGCAATATTGGTGGGCGAGCAAGATAGCTGATATGGTATTTGCTCATCTGGGTGGAGATACCAGCTATAGGATTGCTGGCAAAACCTTTGCTCAAGATCCTGTTGATCCTGATAGTGATCACTGGGTTAAAGCCAATGACGTTGCGGAAGCAAGCATGACAAGTGCAGATCTGCTTGATCTAACTATGTTAGATAAGATGAAGCAGGTAGCAGAGAATCCGAGGGCAGACTCTGAATGCTATAAGGTTAGACCCCTGGTTCTTAAGGGCAAAAAGTATTATCGTGTTATCCTTCATAACTATGTGTTCGATGCCTTAAGGCAAAACACCAATATAGGCCAGTGGGGAGACCTGCAAAGGGCAGCTAATAAGCTACAAATGCCTGATGTAGAGATTGAGTATAATGGTATGCTTGTTAGTAAGAGTGAAAGGATTCCTCAGGTTATAAAGGATAGCACTGATAGCAGGGCTGGGGTGTTCAGGAATGTTCTTCTGGGTTGCCAGGCGGGTGTAATAGCCTGGGGCGGCGCAGGTGAGAGCAAGTCTACGACTATGGCCTTCGTTCCCTATGAGACTGATGCCAAGAGGTTCATGAATATCAGGGGTGGTGGTATTCTTGGAGTGAAATGTGTCAGGTTCCAGGGAAAAGACTTTGGCCGTGTTGTAGGCAGTTCTTGGGGAGCACCGATAGACTAAGGTAATAAGGAGCTAAGATGGCTGATCTATACACACATTCCTTTTCAGACAATGTCCGCTTAGCCAAGAGTAAGAGGTTGATAGCCCCGGTCGATGGAACCTATAATCTTATAAGGATTCCAAGATTTGCTCTGTTAAAGCAAGTATGGCTATGGGTTATAACCGCTTACTCTGGCGGTGCCCCTGAGGTTTTAGTAGGCTTCATGGGCAACGGCGAGTCTGCTGATGAAGATGGCTTTATGACCAATATAGAGTGTGATCCTACTGTAACAGGTCTTAAGACATCTATGGCAGGCACGGCTAAGTGGGCGGATGGTAAATACTTTGGAGACGCCGCAGGTGCTATTACACTTAAGACTACTAAGGGCACCACGGCGGGAACGCTGATAGTCTTTGCAGACTATTCAGTTGTTCATTAACAAGACGGAGGAATATTATGACTGTTTTAGGTGGAGATCTAAGAAGAACAGATCTTAGGACAAATGTAAGGATAAATCCCTTTTGGCTAAAGTCTGCAGAGATAAACAAGGATTCTGCGAACAAGATTGTGGCCTTGTTCTCATTCCCTGAGGCTGGCGGAGCCTATTTCCTGCATGAGTTTGTCTTTCATGTAGAGACACTCTTTGCAGGTGGAACGCCTTCTATAGATATAGGCTATTGCACCCTGGATGATCCCTCAGTCGATCTTACATATAGCAATTATGACAAAGACAACTATATGGTGAGCACTGAGATCACGGAGGCAACTGCTGGATATTATCCAGGTGGAGCAATAGCTATTGATGGAGATGGTGCAGTGACAGGTACTGACTGGGCCAAGGCTAAGGCGGAAGGTTCTATAGGAGAGCTAATTATTGTAGGAGCTGATACCAATATGCCTTGTATAACGGCAGAGGTTGCAACAGGGCTTACATCCGGCGCCGGTAGGCTTTATGTCCTGGTAAGTAGGCTTCAATAAGCCCTAATAGGATTGATAGAAATAGCCCAGAAGGTTCAATTTTTGCATCTTCTGGGCTATTATAGGACTAAAGATGAATTTAGCCGAGCTAAGAGACGAGGTTGAGATAACCTTACAGGATACATCCTTTGGAGATAGGATAGACAACTGGATAAATGATGCCGTTGATCTTATAATTGACGATGCAGATTTGCCAGGGTTTAAAACCATTATAACAGTCGATACTGTCGAGGGTCAGGCATATACCAATCTTCCTTTAGACTGTAATGGGAGGATTCTATATGTAGGAGACAGTGAGAATGAGCTATCTGGAGGGGTCGTCACACTTGAAGCTCTTATGGAGATGTATCCTTCTATGAATGAGACAGGAGATGTGGAATATGTTGCTGTGGAAGGAAGTACTTTATATTATCAGCCAATTCCATCTACTGTAACAACCTTGACATTGCTTCATAGAAGAAGTCCTGTAAGGATGACAGAGGATACTCACACTCCCGAAGGGATACCTGAGCATTTGCAAAGGGCTACTATTGTTTCCAAAGCCGCAGCTATTGGATTTAGTCTTATAGAGGATGGTGTTGAAGGAGAAAAGGTAAACACTAAGGCACAAGAGATTAACTATAAAATGGCTTTATTTGATCTTAAGAACTGGGTTGCAAAGAGAGTTCCTCATCGGTCAAGATCTATCTGGAGCTATTAATGGCTAAAGAATTTGTTTTAGATAGATGTCTTGGGCTTAATAATAAGACCAATCCTAAGAGGCTTATAGCAGAGGATGGGAGATATGAGCTGGCTCAAGCTATAAATGTTGATATTACTCAGGATGGAGCTATTGAAAGAAGGAGGGGAGCTTACAGAAAGCTTACAGGGAGCTTTCACAGTTTGTTTACATATAAGAATATTTGCTATCTTGTTAAAGATAATGTTCTTTCATATATGAGAGAAGACTTTGATGTAAAAGATCTTGTTTATGTAGGGGACAAGAAGGTTAGTTATGTTGGAGTAGGAGATAGAGTCTTTTTTAGCAATGATAATAAGAATGGTTATATTAAGGATCTGACATATTATCCCTGGAAAAGAGGCGAGTATATTGGGCCTACAACTACTAAAGAGTTTTATGGACCTCCAGTGGGGCATTTGTTGGAGATTTATAATGGCTTTATGCTTGTGGCCCAAGGTGATGTTGTTTGGTATAGTCTTCCTTTTAACTATAGTTTATTTTATTATG